TGGATGAGGTGCCTGTGCCGCCGCGGGTAGTGTGGGGCGTCGTGAGTCTCCCACCTCTGCGTCGGGAGCAGCAGGAGGCGCTCGACGCCTGGCGGGCGGCCGGTGGCCGCGGGCAGGTCGTCATGCCGACCGGCACGGGGAAGACCGAGGTCGCCCTGGCGGCCATGCGGGACACGAGCGTGGCCACGCTCATCGTGGCGCCGGTGCGCGACCTGATGTACCAGTGGCATCGCCGCATCCTCCGCGGCCTTGGGTGTGATGCGGGCATCCTGGGCGACAGCCGGCACAACGTCCGCAACGTGACGGTCACCACCTACGACAGCGCCTACGCCCACATGGGCGAGCTGGGCGCGCGGTTTGGGCTCGTGGTCTTCGACGAGGAGCACCATCTGCCCGGCCCGTGCCGCCGCGAGGCGGCGCTCTTCTGCGCCGCGCCGATGCGGCTGGGCCTGACGGCGACGCCGGAGCGATCGGACGGCCTCGATGCCGACCTGGCGTGGCTCGTCGGCCCCGTCGTCTACCGGCAGGAGATCCCGCACGCCAAGGGGAGGACCCTGGCGGACTACGACGTGGTGCGCATCCCCGTAGCCCTGACCGACGAGGAACAGGCGCGCTACGAGGACTATGGTCGCCTCGTCAGGTCCTTCATCGCCGAACGGCGGAAGGAGAAGCCCGGCTACGGTTGGCGGGACCTCTGCGCGGAATCGGGCAAGGACCCCGAGGCCCGTCGGGCGCAGAGGGCCTACTACGCGAAGAAGTCCGTCGAGGACCGAGCGCAGGAGAAGCTGCGGGTGCTGGAGGACCTCTTCCGGCTGCATGCGGGCGAGCGGGTGATCGTGTTCGCCGGGTCGAACGCGATGGCGCTGGACGTCTCGCGGCGGTTCCTGGTGCCGACGCTGCTCTCGCATTCGCGGAAGCGCGAGCGGCTAGTCGTGCTTGAGGGCTTCGCGGGCGGCCGGTTCCCGGTGCTCGTGGCGAACCAGGTGCTCGACGAAGGGGTGGACGTGCCGGAGGCCAAGGTGGCCGTCGTGATCGGGGGCCAGGCCTCCACGCGGCAGGCCAAGCAGCGCCTCGGCCGCATCCTGCGCCGCACGGGGGCGGCCCGGGCCACGCTCTACGAGGTCGTCTGCCAGGACACGAACGAGGAGGACCGCTCGCGCCGGCGGCGGAGAAGCGATGCTTACGAGCGAACAAGCCATCGTCGCGTATGAGGGAAGCCGCGCGGTCCCCGATCGGCTGACCCGCCGCACCCACGCGCAGTACGAGGGCTACGCGCGGCAGATGCTGCTCGCCTACCGGCAGGGCGCAGGGAAGACCCGCAGGGAGCTCCATCGCTCGGTGGAAGGCATCCTGGCGAACGAGCCGGACTGCGAGACGCGACGGGTGCAGGCCTTCTGCAAGCTCCTCGATGACGCAAGCCAGTTCGACAGCGACCCGACGGGGAGGGCCGCGAAGCTCCGCCTTCAGGTCTTCGAATTCGCAGCCAAGCTCCACCCGCTCGTCGAACGGCGCGACCAGCTCTTCGAGAACACCGAGGCGGAGGCCAAGGCCCGTATCGCCGAGCAGTTGGGCCGGCCCTGGGACGAGATCGAGGGGAGCCTCCACGCGGACGTGCTGGACTTCCAGTGCCTGCGGGCCTTCGAGCCGGGCTATGCGGACGCGGCGGCCCTCCTCGCCCGCTACAACGTGGCACAGGTCCAGGCCTGCCTCTATCGTGCGGAGCAAGTCATCATCACCGCAGGGGCCGACTTCAAGACGCTCCTGCGCTACGCCAAGCTCGCCCAGCTTCTCCACGACCTTCGGCGCCTCGGCCCATCACGCTATCGCATCGAGCTTTCCGGCCCTGCCTCCGTGCTCCGCGAGACCCGGCGGTACGGCGTGAACTTCGCGCGGTTCCTCCCCGCGCTCCTCGCGTGCCGCGAGTGGGCCTTGGAGGCGAGTGTGCGGACGCCGTGGGGCCGTCCCGCGCATCTCGCGCTCACGAGCCGCGACGGACTGCACGGTCACCTTCCGTCGCCGGAGGAGTTCGACTCGACCCTGGAGAAGAGCTTCGCCGCGAAGTTCGGCGAGGAACGGGACGGCTGGCGGCTCCATCGCGAGGCAGAGGTCCTCTTCGAGGGCCAGACGGCGTTCGTGCCCGACTTCGCCTTCCGGCACGAGGACGGCACGACGGTACTCTTCGAGATCGTGGGCTACTGGACGCCCGAGTACCTGGCGAAGAAGCGCGAGACCCTGCGCCTCTTCCGCGACCACCGCATCCTCTTGGCCGTGGCCGAGCGATGTCTGCGGCCCGGAGCCTCTGTCCCGGAGGACGTGATCGTGTACAAGGCAGCCATCCGGCTCGCACCCGTCCTGGCCGCCCTCGAACGGATACGGTCGGCGTGCGGCGCAGCTCCGCCCCCCGGACGCCGTTCCCGTTGACCGACGACCCAGGGATCGATCGGGCGCACGTTCGCGGCCCAGGGAGCCACAGGGGCGGCCCCGTGGCCGACGGGGAGGCGGTCTGGAACGCGCTGCCGAGCCGGTTTTCCGCCCGTCTGCCCGGCCCCTCGCCAAGCTGCCGCTGTTGGGGAGTGTTCTTCTTCGGCGGTAGTGTCGAGGGTGTGTGCGAGGGTGTCGAGTGGGCCGCTCCCGGGGGCGGGACCGCAGGGTCGCGGGGGGCAAGGCGTTACGCAGCGGGCTTCGTGGGGCCCGTGGCAGATCCCTTGGGTTTGGGCGGATGTGTGTCTTCTGTTCCTCCTGGGCAGCTCGGCTGTGGTCCCTCTCTGGCCGAAGAGGCACCGCCCCAGGCAAGAGGGCCGAGGGCGGTGCGGCGAGAGGAGGGCTCAGTGGGGTTCAGCTCGCGGGCGGCGTCTCCTGCGGGGTGGTCTCCTGCGGCTGCGCGGGCTGTCGGCGGCGGCGCTTGGGCAGCGCGTCCTGAGGGAAGGCGAGGGTCTGGACGTGGCCCTGGGCCTGCGCCCACTCGAGGAGCATGCGCAGGACGCGGACGATCTGGTCGATGGTCGGCTTCGCCCGCTCACGCCCGTTGGGCTTCTTGAGCAGGGCGTCGCTCTTCAGGAACCGGCCGACGTCGGCGGGGCGGAGCGCCTTGAGGGCCTTGGCCTCGCCGAAGAAGCCGGCGATGACCTCGAGCGCCCTTCCGTAGGTCTTGACCGTGTGCTCGTTCTTGCCCGCCGCCCGCAGGCGCTCCAGGTACTGCGGCGCGGCGTCCTTCAGGGTCAACTGGCTGGGCATGGCGAACTCCTTTCGATTCGTTGTGCCCTGGCCTTGGGTGTGGCGGGCCGCCCCGTCGGCGGCCGCTGAACCACGCCTGTCGTGAACATAGGGGCATGGGGGCGACGAGAAGTCAAGGCGAATGTGACCGGGTGACAGGGATTCCTCATGGCGCTTGAGCGAGCATGGCAGCGGGAGAGAGGAAGAACACGTCCTGCTGGGTGAAGTCGGGAAGGTCGCGGGCGTCGAAGGTCGAGAGGGTGAACGGGTCGAGGTCGAGCATCCGATGCGGCTGGCGCTCGAGGACGGACCGGAGCATCCAGGCTTCGCTGGAGTAGAAGACGGCCCGCAGCTTGGGCGCGTAGGCGGCGTCGAGAGGCATGTCGCCCTTGAGGAGCCGCAGCCTCCCCGGCTCGTCCCGACGGACCCAGGCGGCCGAGGTCGAGCCCGCGCAGAGCGCGAGCATGGACTTGATGTCCTCGTCGTTCTCCGCCCGGTCCACCATGCGGAAGAGGACCTCGGAGTCCACCTCCGCGGCGCGGGGCAGGCGGAGCTTGCGGAAGAGTTCGTCGGCGTTGAGGATGGTCCCGTTGTGCGTGCCCATGCAGAGCGAGGTCAGTACGGGATGATTGTTCGAGTTCCGCTTCTCACTGCCCTGGGTCCTGAAGCGCGTGTGCCCGAGGATCACGGTCACCGCGTTGTCGGGCCGAAGCGTGTGCCAGTAGTTCTCGGCCTGGATCAGGCCGTTCGCAGCGACCGGGCGCTTGAATACGGCGACGGACCCGTCTTTGCGAAGGACGGCGACGCCCGTGGCATGGTGCCCTCGCTTCTGGTTCAGCAGGAGCAGGCCGGTGAACAGCATCCGGATGGTGACCAGCTCGTCGCGTTTCCGGCGCTTGCGCCCGAGGATGACGCCCGTGAGTCCGCACATGCTACTTCTTCTCCTCTCTGGCGGCGAAGCCGTGGAAGAGTCCGCGCGCGAATTCCGGACGGTGAGTCCTGACCCAGCGCGCTGCTTCCTCGAAGCCGAACTCCTCCGCAAGCTGGGCGACGACGGGCCGGTCGAGCATGTTCGTCAAGCCGGAGCGCCGGACGGCCTCGAGACCGTCGAGCACGGCTTTCGGCACCTTCACCTTCGCCATCTCAATCCTCCTTCTTCTGGTCGAGTCCCAGGTGACCGTCCAGCTCCGCGAGTTCGTCTGGCGTGAGACGCAGCTTGGGGCGCAGGAACTTCCACGCGCCGGGCAAGTCGCCGGCGTTGAGCAGCCGCGCCGTCTCGCGGACCATGTGCTCCACCTGGTCGAGGTCGGCCCCAGAGAGCCGTTGGAGCTTGGCCAGGCCGAGGCGGTCCAGCTCGCGGACGAACGACTCGCACCGGTCGTCGAGTTTCTCGCCGGCCACGGCCAGATCGATGCCCTCGACCTCCTTGACCCGTTCCTGGACGACGGCGACGTAGTGGAGCACGTCCTTGACGTCGCTGAACATCGAGGCGCCCTTCATGGCTCGGACGAGGTCGAGGGGCGTCTCGCCCTCGAAGGCCTCGCCGTCTCGCATCAGCAGCTTCAGCATCCTATGGACCTCCTTGCGGTTCACTCGCCCTTGATGACCTCGACGCGGGGCCGGCCGAACGGGGCGGTGCCCGTGTCCCTGCCGGCCTCGAACAGCATGATCAGGCGGCGCGCTTCCTCCGCGCTGGCGGCATACACGCGCCAAGCCTTCCGAAGCTCCCAGTAGGCCTGCGGGTTGGCCGCCACGTGGTTCGTGAGATGTCGGGGCCGCCGCTCGCGGCCCCAGACGCCCAGGCAGATGCTCTTCATTCCTGGCTGTCTCCTTCGCTCGTCGGTTGGGGGTGTTCTTCTCCGGGCCTCTCGGGCGCGGGCGCCTGCGGCGCCGGCGTGGTAGCTTCAGGGGCTGTCGCGAGGGGCGGCGGGGTCGGCCGGCCGTTCTTCCAGGCCGCGCTGCCGGCAAGGTTGGCCATCAGGTGTTTCCTGCACGTCTTGAACTCGTCGCCGATCAGCCCGATGTGCAAGGCGAAGACACGGAAGTCGTACTTGTCGCTGTGGCCGTTGGCCTTCCGCTGCCGGCTCGAGGCCGCGCGCGCGTTGAGGGCCTTGGCGGCCAGGGCCAGGCAGAACTGGACGTAGGCCTTCACCTTGCCGGCGTGGAGCGTCCCGTCAAAGGCGCGGTTATGCGAAGCTTCGCATAACCGCGCTTATGCGCAGTTGCGAATTATGCGCAGTTGGGCTGGGGCCCCGCAGGTCTGGGGGCGCTCTGGGCTGTTTCGGCTGTTTCTTGCTGCGCATAATTCCGGGCCGCTCCCATGCTGTTCAGAGGGTTTCAAGGAAGGCGAGGACTTCGTCCGTGGGCTTCCAGGTCGTTGGCCCGTTGGGGAAAAGGGCGATGCCTCCTTTGGCGAGGGCCTGGCGCTTCATCTCCAGGTCGGCCTCGACGTATTGGTGCGTGGTGTCGAGGGCCGCGTGCCCAAGCCAGCAGCGGATGACGTTGAGGTCGACGCCGGATTGCAGGAGGTGCATGGCGGTGGTGTGGCGGAGGGTGTGAGGTGTGAGGGGTTTGTGCCTCAACGAAGGGCAGCGTTCCGCCGCCTTTTCCTGGGTTCGGTTCAGGATGTGGGCGACCCCGTTGCGGGTGAGGCGTTCACCACGGCGGTTGGCAAAGACGGGCGCGTCAGGCGACCCCATTATTCCCCGTTCGGTGATGTGGGCGCGGAGGGTTTCGGCGGTGTCGTCCCAAAGGGGGACGACACGCTCCTTGTCGCCTTTGCCCAGGATGCGCACGTGGGGTGGATGATCGAGCCTGAGTTGTTTGACCGTGAGGCCCGTGGCTTCGCTGACTCGCGCGCCGGTGTTGTAGAGGAAGAGGATGAGGGCGGCATGCCGTCTGCCGATGGGAGTGGTGCGCTCGGGTGCGCTGAGCATGGCATCCATCTCCTCGCGGGTGAGGAGGCCGAAGAGGGTGCGGGTGAAGCGCTTCGTGGGGATCTGGAGGACTCGCTGGCATTGTTCGAGCGCCTCCGGGCGGCAGAAGACGGCGTAGCGGAAGAAGGCCCGGATGGCGGCCCGGCGCTGGTTGCGGGTCCGCACGGAGCAGTGGCGCTGAGTCTCCAGATGGTCCAAGAAGGCCAGGATGGCCTCGGCGGTGAGGTCGGCCAGGCGCAGGCGCGTTGGAGGCGTCCCGTTGCGCTCGGCGAGGAAGCGGAGGAGGAGCTTCCAGGTGTCGCGGTAGCTTCTCACCGTGTGGGTGCTGGCGCGGCGTTGTGCGGCCAGGCGCTCGTGGAAGAAGGCTTGAAGGATACGGGACAGCTCATTCGGTGGGTTGGGCATGGGAGTGGCTCCTGTGATTCGTGAATCGTTCGGCGCCCCTGGCGAGGAGTTCGGAGGCGGAGGTCAGGTAGTAGACGGTGTCGTCGAAGTGGGCGTGGCCCATGTGGGTTGCCAGGAGGGGCAGCTTGGCCTGCACGTCCTCGCCGGCGTCGTACCAGGCCAGGACCCGTCGGACAGCGAAGGTGTGGCGCAAGTCGTGCAACCGCGGGCCGCGCCCTTCGGTGTCGCGGATGCCAATGGTGCGCGCGACTTTGAGGAAGAGTGCTTGGATTGTGGTGTAGCCGAGCCGCCGCCTCTTGCGGTTCAGGAAGAAGGCGTGTTGGCCGGGGTCCGGGCAGTGTGCGTCTCGCATCGCACGATGGCGGCGGAGCGCTTCGCATGTGGTGGGGTGAACTGCGACGATCCTGGACTTGCGGAACTTGCTGGTGCGGATGTGAAGCGTCCCCGCTCGCAGGTCGACGTCCTCGAGATCCAGCCAGAGGGCCTCTCTGACTCGCAGGCCGGTGGACGCGAGCAGCCCGAGGACCGTCTGGTATGTGGCGACACGGAACGAATCCATGCCACGCAAGTCGCAGACTGCGTGGAGCAGGCGTCGGAGCTCTTCCTCCGTGTAGATGTGGGCAAGGCAGCGTTCGGGCTTGACCGCGATGGCGTGCGGATCAATGACCTCCGTCTCCGGCTCGAAGGCCGCAAGATAGGTGGCGAAGTCCCGAAGCCACCTGTAGCGCTTGGCGTACTGGATCGTGCGGACGCCAGTTGTTGCGTAGACGTACTCCAGCGCCACGGCCTGCGTCAGCGGGCCGTCGTAACCCTTGCGCAGGCAGAAGGCGTCGAAACTGCGCAGACAGCAGCCCTCGACCCGGAACGAGCGGCCGAGGCCCTGCATGAACGCGATGTACTCATTGATCTTCTCCGCGAAACGGCTGGCGGGCGTGTGCCTGCGGGGGCTCATCGTCCTTCTCCTTCCAGCAAGGGGAAAGGCAGCGGGACCTCGCGGAGCCGCCGGAGGTCCACCTTTGCGTACACCTGGGTCGTCTCGATCTGGCCGTGCCCCAGGATGTCGGCGATCTCCTTCATCGCCACGCCCTCGTTCAACAGGTGGGTGGCCAGGCTATGACGCAGCATGTGCGAACCCTTCTTCGGCGCGTCAATCCCCGCCTGGAGCACGTACTTCCTCACGATCCAGCTCACGGAGGTGGACCCCATCGGATGCAGCGGGGCCCGGCTGCTGACGAAGACCTCGCGATAGTCCAGGCGGGGCCGCCCGTTCTGGATGTAATCGCAGAGGGCCTCAGCGACCTCCGAGGGCACAGGGAGGACTCGTTCCCGACGCGACTTGGCCGCCGGCACCTTGAGGCTGCCCCCGCGCCAATCCAGGTGGTCAAGGCACAGTGCCGCCACCTCTCCCGCCCGCAGGCCCAGGATGCCGAGCAGCATCAGGACCGCCCGGTCCCGCTTGCCCGTCGGCGTGCTGCGGTCGGGCGCCTCGATCAATTGGCGCACCTCCTCGAAGGGGATGTTCTTGGGGATATCTGCCAGCTTCCACTGGATCACGCTGGGCACGCTTCGGCTCAGGTCCTCGCTCAGGACCCGCTCCCAGCACAAGAAGCGCAAGAACACGCGGACCGTGCTGGTGACGGACGCCTTCCAGTCTACGGAGTGATGGGCGGCGGCCACCGCGGCCGCGTACGCCAGCACATCTCCCCGGGTCAGCTCCGACAGCCGCAGCCCGCCGCATTGCTGCTCCCGTGCCTCCAGGAACCGCTTCACGACCCGCATGTGCAAGTCGCACGACTTCGCCGAAAGCCCGCGGAGCTTGATCAGATAATCCCGGTAACGCAGAAGCACCCCGGCGACGGAATCCGCAGAGACCCCCACCGGCTCCGGGCCACGAAGAACCCCTTGCGCCTGGAGGTACTGGAGCATGTGCTCTACCGCCGCAGGCTCATTGCGAAACAGCCCGAAGTTGGGACGCTCGCACGCACAGTTCGGCAGGTGGTCCTTCAAGAACCCTTGCACGTGGTCCGAGGTAATCTCGCCCGCATCACACACACCGCGCCACAGAAGATAGTGGCTGAAGTGAGCCGCACCGCGCAGCAGCGACCGCGCCGAGTGGCGCCTGTAGCCCTGCGCCTCAAGCCGAGCCGCCAGGCCGTCCAGATGGACGCCCAACGGCCCGGCCCGCAGCCGCCTGAGGCACTGCGGACCCATGAAATACCGCTCCAGCATGGCTCGCCTCCTAACCAGGGGACACCCCGGCCCAAGGCGAAGACCATGCCGGAATTATGCGAAGTACTCACACGCCAAAAGCGGAAACCGGCCCCACAGAGCCGCGCGCCGCCGCCCAACTGCGCATAATTCGCAACTGCGCATAAGCGCGGATCTCGACCGTCCCAGAGTGCCAGTAAGAGTTCAGGTTGAGGATTCTGTAGCGACTGGGATCATAATGGGCCGGGTTGGTGTTCCTGTAGCCATACCAGAGGCGGTTTAGCTGCTCGCAGGTCCTGGGCCTGTGGCGCTCTATGCCCCGGATGAACTCCTCGCGCATCGGGCGGCAGTAGCGCTGGAGCCGCTCGCGGCTCACGCCGAGCGCACGGATGATCAGTTCCTCATACTTGTAGAAGGTCTTGGCGAGGTTAGCGAGGGAGCGAGCGTTGAAGGGCGCACCCTCCACATGGACGTGGACGGCACATTCCGACGTTGCCCTCGCCCCGGCGAGCTTCCGCACGGCGCGGATGACGTTCTGAAACTCGGGGAGGTCTCCATACCTGAGGATGGGAGTGACGACCTCGGCGCGGAGGTGCGACGGCACGGAGGTCAGCGAGGCGTCGTGGACGACCTTCCAGACCCGGCCTCTCGCATCAACGACCTCCCAGGGGTCGTAGGAAGTGGGGTAGCCGACGTGGCGGACGGCGCCTCCGACGACGGTGCGGATGGCCTCGGCCACAGTCTGGCGCGTCTTCCCGACTGTCTCTATCTCAACTCCGAAGCGAAGCTCCCGCATGTCCATCGCTTGCTCCTCAGGGGTCCAGGCCCAGGTCGAGAGATGCCCACTCGTGGCCGCAACCCAGGCAGCGGCGGTGGGCGTGGTAGCTGGCCTCAAAGGGGAGAGGGGGCTTGCGGAGCTTGAGCCCCTCGCACCTGGGCTGGGCCGTGCAACCTACGTCGCGGTCGCACAGCCACATCTCGACCCTCTTGCCGCCGCACTTTGGGCAGGTGGCGATCATCTCTAACTCCTTTGCTGGCAACCACTTGCACTGACCATATAGGCATAGTGTTCGGCATTAGTCAAGGCCAAGATTGACGGAAGTGCTTGCCCAGCAAGGATTTGCAGCGGCGTAAGCCCTGGGGACTTCGCAAGATGGGGCGAGGGCGCGAGCGGACGGGAAGATTCTGGCGCGGGCCGCCGGCGGGTGGGAGTGTGCGGTGAGCGCCGGCGCGCGCACCGCTAGCTCGGACTGGGTGGGAACGGCCTGTCAGGCAGAGGGGTCAGCAGCGGCCGGGCCTCGCTCGAAGGCATTGGCCGGCCTTCGCAGGATGATGCGTGCCGCGCTGCAGTGTGGAGATCTGGTCTCCCGCCGGACCGAACTCACTTCTGCCCGAACAGCCAGTCCTTGAGCACAGCGGCCAGGAACGCGATGCCGGCGGCCACGAGTGACCAGATCGTCTTGAGGCGGGTGATGGCCTGGGAGTGCTCGTCCACCTTGGCCTGGAGGGCGAGGAGGCGGTCGATCTTCTCGTTGATGGCTTGGAGGGAGGCTCGCATCTCGCCGCGGAGTTCGGCGACCTCGAGGAGGTTCTGGACGATCTCTACGTCGAGTGCCTTGCGGAGGCCGTTATCGGAGGGCGGCTTCTTCGGCTCGGTCATCGGAGTGCTCCCGCGATGAGGAGTCCAACAAGAAGCCCCACAAGCGCCCCCGACAGGAACCCCTTCACCCGGCTCCTGTCATGCGTCCAGCGCATCCACGTCGCCCACATCTTTTGCCTCCTTCCGCCGTGTGCCCGGAATCAGAGCTTCACCAGGGCGATGAGTTCCAGCATGGTGTTGGCTCCCTTGGCGAAGTCGGGGATGTTGCGGACCTCGTAGAGGTAGCCGGGGGCGAGGACTTCGCCGTCGGGGTTTTTGGTGGGGTGGTAGATGCCGTTCCTGGCGACCGGGCCGCTGACGCCTTCGATGTAGGCCACATTCCCGCCGAAGAAGCCGACCTCCTTGATCGTGGTGTCGGCGGCCTCGTGGTCGGCGAAGCGGAAGAAGACCCCGATGACGTCGGTCTCGTCGGTTGTCTCGGCGTAGGTCACGCCATCCACGGTGATCGTGCCATTGCGGTCCTCGACCAGGAACGAGGACTTGTAGGCCGCCTTTCGGATGAGCTCGCTCTTGAGGAGCGTCTGGTCGGGCGTGGGGGCGGGAGGGTTCAGCGGGTCGGTGAATGTGTCATCCCCGGCGCCCAGGGCGCAGTGGGTGATGCCCTCCACGGTCTCGCCACGGAGGAGTTTGGCCGTGAGCACCTTGCCGCTGTTTGTGATGAGAGCATTGTCGGGCATGGTTCAAGAGTCCTTTCTATGGGCTGGGGATGGCGGTGATGGCACAGAATCCCACGGCTGACGCGGTGCCGGTCGCGGCGAGGATCGCAGTCCTCGCCATTCGGGTCTGCGGGGCTTCGGCAGTGCCGTGGCAGATGCGGACACAGTGGAAGACCCACTTCGTGCCTGCGGGGTGGATTTCCTCGAGGAGGTCGGCGAGCCAGAGGGGAGGCTCGTCAACGCGGATCGTGTAGCAGCCCTCCCAGGGGTGGTTTTCGAATACCTCGCCCTGCACCCCGCTCTCCTGGAGGATGCGGTCAAGGGAGTATCGCGTCCCCTTGCGGCGGTAGAACTCGATGCGGAACTTGATGAGCTGGCGCTGGACGTCTGGGTCTCGGAGGCGGTTGTATGGATAGCCGACGAGGGCGCCGAGGAAGGGGAGGAACTCTGCCGGGGCGCGGTCGAGGTCCCAGAGGACGGGGAACTCATCGATCTTCGCCTTGAGCCAGTCGAGCGTGGGTGCGAAGACGCGGAGGAAGTCGCGCAGGTCGCCGTTGTCTTCGAGGCGATAGACCTGGGGCAGAAGCTGCATGAGCCGGTCTTCGAAGTATCCCATCGTCACTCCGTCACGTAGAGCGCGGTGATATTGGTAGTGCCCTCTATTGCGAGCTCGCCGGCCTTGATGGAGATGTCGCGCGTGGGCTGGCGCATCACCACGTGGCTCACCCCCTCGACGCCATCGATCAGGGCGACGAGGTCGGAGAAGTAGATGTCCTGGCCGAATCGCAGATTGTCGAAGGCCAGGTGCTCGCTGACCCTCCCCAGGACGATGTCGAGGACCTGGAACCGGTCGTAGTTGCGGTAGACGTAGACCTCGGCCTCGATGTTGACTGGGACGTAGACAGGGTCTTTCACGTGGACGGTCACAGTGAGCAGCTTCCGCTCGTTGAGGAAGGCGAGGACCTGGTTCTTGAGTAGCTGCGACGGCAGGCCGCCGCCATCGGGTGCGATGACGACGCAGACGTGGTAGTAGCCCATGTTCAGGCAGTCGTTCACATCGAGGACCTGGGCCTTGGCCACGCCTGGGAAGCCTTCGGCCAGGGCAATGTAGTCGGCCTTCGTCACGGCGCGCCAGAGGGAGGCGAGTTCGGCCGGCGCCTGCTTGCGGGCGTGGTCGAGGGATTCGCGGGCATTGCCGTTGGAGGCGACCTGGATGTTGGTCACGGTGAGCTTCACCTGCGCGCCCTGGAAGTAGACGGGGTCGAGGAGCGAGTTCACGAGGCGCTTGCCGATGTTGCCGCCGGCGCCGAGGGTCTTGAGGTACTTCACCGCGACCGCCTGCCCAGAGGGTGGGAGGAGGCCGTAGCGCCCGTCGCCGAACGTGATGGAGGTGTTGTCCAGGGCATCGGTCGTGAGGATGTAGTGGGCGTCGGCGGGCGTGCTCTCGTAGAAGGTCCGCACCTCGGTCCACTTCA